GAAATTATAAATCATGTTTTGACCACGAAAAGCACTCCGCAACATACCGCCCGTTGTTTTGGCTGACTAACGATGACAGAGCCGATTATGAACGGTTATTCGGAGTGACACACAGCAGATGTTATACGGAATACGGCTTTAAGCGTACAGGTTGTGCTTGCTGTCCGTATGGCGGCAAATCGACATTTCACGAGTTGGAGGTTTGCAAAGTAAAAGAGCCGAATTTATACAAGGCGGCTATGTATGTATTCGGTGAGAGTTACGAATACACAAGAAAATACTATGAGTTTAGGGAACAACTGAAGAAAAAGCAGAAAGAGGAACAATCAAACAATGATTAAAGCTGACAACGGCGAATACACATTTAAGGGTGAAACGAAGGAACTACACAGAGAGATAGTCAGTATGTTGCTGTTTTACCGACATAACTTAATAAAAGGCGGTTATCCTTCACAGCTTGCAAAAGAGGAAATCACAGCAATATATGACGAAACAATGAGCTATATAGAATTTTTAGAGAGGAGGAAACAATGAGCGAGATTGCATGGAAAGACGGCACGATACACAAGGGAAACGCTGACAAGGTTTACAAGGAAATATCGAGCCTCGGTGAGAGTTACACAGCGGATGACATAGTTAATTATGCAAAGGAACATCCCGACAGCGAGTTATACAAGGAATTTGAATGGGATGATGAAAAAGCGGCGGCATCGTGGAGGAAGCAGCAGGCAAGATTTATCGTTTGCCATCTTGTTGTAAAGGAAACGGCAAAGGATGACGAGCAGCCGACAGAGTACCGCATTATTCAGAGAGGCGAAAATGCGTATATGCCCGTAAAGATGATATTCAGAAACGATGACGAGTACAACAGCCTTCTGAATAGAGCAAAAACCGAGTTAATGGCATTTCAGAAGAGATACAAGGAGATAGCCGAGCTTGAATTAGTGCTTGATGTTATAGACGAATTTTTAGCGGATATATAAAAGGGGAAATCGCATCCGTGATGGAGTGTTGAATAAACACTAAGCACAGAAACCTAACGCTTATTAAAGGATACAACAGGACAGGACAGGGCAAGTATAGGACAGCTTACTATAATTCAGCATTCCCTCACGGGTGCGAAAACCCGATAGCACAGCAACATAAAATGACAATAAAGGAAAGCGAGATATAAGAAAAGAAAGCAAAGGATAAAATAACACAACACATTACAAGCCTCAAATAAGGGCATTAAAGCCCTACTTCACCTTAACAGAGGACATGAACGGACAAAACAACGAAGTACATTACATGACTTTAATGCTTTTATCTGAGGTTTGTAAAAAAACTGAGTGCAGTGACCGACAAAATCGGATAGTAGATTACAGTAAATAACAAAGCAGAACAACATAAAACATCGTACCTCTTAAAAGGTGCTGAAGGCACAAAAATAGGATATTTTAAATCACTAAAGTACAGAACAGGACGCGATATCTTAAAACATTTCAGCACTTTTCAAGGGGTGCGAGAAGCCCCGAAAACAAAACACTACAAGATAAAACTCTTAACTAAAAGATTAAACAAAACATCATACTCTCTGAGAGGTGTTGAAACCTCGAAGCAAAGCGAAGGACACTAAAGGACAATATAACATTTTATAACAGAGCGCATTTCAGCATCTCTCAGGGAGTATGAAGCCCTAAAAGCAAAGAACAGAACACCTTAAAACACTAAAGCAACAAACAGCAAATTACAGAGTAGAAACACAGATGATGTGTTTCTCATACGGCACAACACGAAACATAAAGCAGAAAAGTGACGAGTGGCAATCGCTGAGTAGCTAAACCGGAAAAGGCATCAGCCCACAACGAGCATGAGCATCTATATCACAAAATAAGACCGCGTTGTGCTGTCTGAGGAACATATCCTCATAAATCCCAAACAACATATTAAATTTTAAGGAGGTAATGAACAATGGGAAAGACAACAGAAAAGACAATCGAGATTAAGGCTATCAAGCCGGCAATCGTAACGGTGACAATCGAGGGAACAACTGATTTAATCCTGAACAAAATGAACGATGTTACCGCCAGACAGCTTATTGATGTGAGGAAGGATAAGGCAAAGAGCACAGAGAAGCCGAATGAGTGGGAAGCAATCATCACGAGTATTCATTGGTTTAACGGCAAGCCGACAGATTTTAGCGAGGAAGGACTGAAGGACGCACTCACGAATAACAAGCCGTGTATAACGGCATTCGGACTAAAGAAGGCTATGGCTGATACGGTTGTAAGAAACGAAATCGCGACGTATTCAACAAAGTTTAATGCAAGCGTGAACATCATTTCAAAGGGTGGTGTGATACCGATAACATTTGCAGAGCACTACATAGACGAGAAGTTAATGTCACCGAAGAAGGGTGCGCCCGTACTCGTACACCTTAACCGTTTTACAGGATGGAAGGCTGAAGTTGAATTTCAGATTATGGAGAATGTTTACTCGGTCGAGCAGATTGTAAATATCCTTAATCTTTGCGGTTTTGGTTGTGGCATCGGCTCGGGTAGAAGCTCGGGTTATGGGCGTTTCTCGGTAACAGATGTTAAGTAGGTTTGACCTACACAAATGAGATAAAACCCCCTCCGCCTCGGTATGTGCTGAGATGCACAGAGTAGTAGTAATAGTAGTTGGCAGCTCGGAACAGACGAGCAACTAAAGTACGAGATAGGGCAGCATGATATAACGCAAAATATTAAAGAATAGCTAACTATAAAACAACACATTTCAGCATATATCAAAGCGGAGGGGAACTTGAAGGAAGGAGAGAAAATGGCAACAAACGAAGTAGCAACAACAAACAATAATGAACTGTCATTTAGTGACAAGCTGAGTACAGAACTTGTAAAGAGCGGAGCGGTGTTTGCTGACGAATCGGCAAAGAAAAGGTTTGTTACAAACGCATTAGCACTTCTTAATGGCAACGAAACATTGTCATCGTTTGCAAGGACAAACGGAACATCTCAGATAATGGGTGGGCTTATTCAGGGAGCACAGCTTAACCTCGATTTTATGAATCGGGAGGCTTATTTAGTGCCTTATGGTAAGAAACTCGATTTTATGATATCGCCGAAGGGCGCAGTAAAACTTGCAAAATCAAAATCCGTAAGACCGATTAGAGAGATTTATTCAAAGATTGTTCGTGAAGGTGATTTTTTTGAACTTACAGATGAGGGCGGTGTGCAGAGCTACACATTTAAGCCGAAGCCGTTTAATAACGCAGAGGTTATCGGAGTTTTCGCTGTGGCAATCTTTGAGGACGGCGGTTTGCTTCTCGAAATGATGAACAAAGACGATTTAGACGCTTGCAGAAACGCAAGCAAGGCAAGTAACAGCCCCGCGTGGAAGAACTTTACAACGGAAATGTATCGCAAGTGTGCAATACATAGGTTGTGCAAGAATATATCCCTTGATTTATCGGAGAGCGAGTATAACGCAATGATGAGTGGCATTGAAATCGCAACCGAGCCTTCCGAAATCAGGGATAACGAGATTGAGGGCGAGGCAAATACGGTTGATTTTGTGGAGGATGAAGAGTAGTGCCTGATGAGTATAGACAAATGACCTTGTTCGACTTCCTGATAGTTGAGCAGAATCACAACTACAAGATTAAAAAGCCTGTAAGACTGATTGAGCTATTTGCCGGAATCGGAGCACAAGCAAAGGCATTGGAACGGCTCGGAGTTGATTATGAGCCGTGGGTGGTGTGTGAGTTTGATAAATACGCTATCGAAAGCTATAACGCAGTACACGGTACGAATTTTGAAACATCCGATATATGCAAACTTCACGGCTCGGATTTGAGGATAGCTGACAAAGAACATTTTACTTACTTACTTACTTACTCCTTCCCATGCACGGATTTATCCGTTGCGGGCAGACAAGCCGGAATGAGCAAAGGAAGCGGCACACGTTCAGGCTTGTTATGGGAAGTAGAACGGCTATTGAATGAAACAGAGGAACTTCCTGATGTATTGCTTATGGAAAATGTCAAGCAAGTTATCGGCAAGAAAAACAAGGATGATTTTGATTTATGGTGCGACTTTTTAACGAACAAAGGTTATAGGAATTTTCTGCAAGTGATGAATGCAGCCGATTATGGTGTGCCACAGCACAGAGAAAGAGCCTTTATGGTGTCAATACTTGGAGATTATGAGTACACATTCCCCAAACCTATCGAACTAACAAAGACTGTTGAGGATGTGCTGATTGATGAGGTTGACAGCAAGTATTATGTAAAAACCGATAAAGCAAAACAGCTTATAGAACGGCTGATAGATAGCGGAGCAATACACGAAACAAAACCGATTATCGTACCAAAGGGCATTTTAGAAACTGACGCTGAAAAGGATGATAAGGGGGGGGAGATACACAGTTGATGGAAGTATCAACGAGCCGAAACAACGGGATGTATCAAACTGTATCAAAGCAAGATATGACAACGGAGTTTCAAACATTCGGTCAGAGGGGTGTATGGTCGTTGAACAGAAATCAGATTGACAAACCTATACAAGTGGCAAATTGTTTGAACTCCTCAGATTATAGAGGACTTAACAGAAATCAAAATCAAAATGGAATCATTGAGAAAAAATAAACCGTGGCAAGTGGGCGGCATAGGCAATCAAAATGAATTTGGCAAGCAATACCGACAAGGAAACAGAGTTTATAACGGTTGTGGTGTATCGCCAACACTTACAGCTCAGCCCCTCGGAAATATGGGGGGTACACAGCTTTATTCTTGATAAAGGTGAACAATGGAAAAGAAAAGGAATGAGCCGTGCTTCCTCGGAAATGTTATCAACGAAAGTTTCAAGGGGGGGTATTCAGGGGCGGTGTATCACTCAAAAAATGTAAGTTGCACACTCAAAGCAAGAGATTATAAAGGGGCGGTTATGGTGCTTATAAAGGTTAAGGACAATGGCAGAAAAGAAGATTAAAAACCTCGGCTATATCGGTGTGGGGGGGCAGAAAGGCTATGTGTTTGACATAAGCGGTGTGATACCAACTATCCCGGCTACAACCTATAAGGACGCTCAAAAGATACTCATTGAGGTTAGAAATGATAAACAAGCAGCCGATAATTCTCGGACGGTTAGAGGACGGGAGCGGAGAAAATGACAGAGTAATTTCAAGCAAAGGAACATTTATCACAGTGAAAGCAACGGCACACAAAAACCTATCAAAAGTGATTGTCAATATTCGGGGGTGTACCTCGGAACATCCCGAGCATTCTTCAAAAAGCCCTTGCCGAGATTGTCAAGAACATTAAAGGCAAATTCACACGATGCAGGTATTTTTATGGAAGTCAGGGAAATTGGAAACATAGTCGATACGGGTAATTGGAACAGCCCACAGCGAGGCAGGATATACGATGTAGGGGGGTATCGCCCACATTGAACTGTATGCAAGGCGGTGGACTTGAGCCGAAGATACTTAAAGAGGGTGATGAAATGGCAAGTGATGAAGATATAGGAGCGGTTCGAGGTTATGCAATCCGCAAGCTAACACCGAAAGAATATTGGCGGCTTATGGATTTTGACGATGAGGACTTTGACCGAGCCGAACAAGTAAACAGCAATACACAGCTATATAAACAAGCCGGAAACTCAATCGTTGTTAATTGTTTGGTGGCAATATTCGGACAGATGTTCGAGGGCAAAGAGGATAGTTACAAAGACATAGACGGAAAACATTTTAAGCATTGAGTAAGGGAAAAGGGAGGTGATTATATGCTCTTGAGAGTGATAGGAAGTGGTAGCACGGGCAACTGTTACATATTAGACAACGGCAACGAGGCATTATTGCTTGACCTCGGATGTAAGCCTGATGAAGTAAAGAAGGCACTTGATTTTAACATCTCAAAGGTTGTTGGAGCGGTGGTATCTCACGGGCACACAGACCATGCAAAGTATATCAAGGGCTTTGAGAAAATGGGTATCGAGGTTTTCTGTCCGTGGAAATCAGACAAGCCGAAGCGAAAAAAATACCTCGGAAACTTCACGATAAAGATTTTTGACCTTGTGCATAGCGTGACAAATTACGGCTTTTTAATAGAGCATAATGACCTCGGACGGATGTTATACATAACCGATACGGAGTATGTAAAGTATCGTTTTCACAACATAAACACCTTTTTAATCGAGGCGAACTACAAAGATGACTATGTGGAGCACACCGAGGGCAACTATGAGCACGTTATGAGAGGACACATGAACATAGAAACAACAAGTGCCTTCTTAAATGTCAACAGAGATATATCAACAAAGTACATCATACTCTGTCACTTATCAGCGACACACGGCAACGCAACCGAGTTTAAGCAGCGGATTAAGGACGAGCAAGCCGGATGTATTGTCGAGGTTGCAGAAAAAGGGCTGAGTATGGATATAAGCAAAATACCATTTATGTAAAGGAGAGTTAAACGATGGCTTTATGGTTTAAGGATAACAAGCTGACTGTATGGAAGGTTATCAGACCTGATGATGAACACAAGCCGATACAGTTGCAAGTATCAACAAGTAGTAAGAACAAAGTAACAGGAGAGTGGAGTACGGATTTTAGCGGATACGTTGCGGTGAGGGGTAAAGCCCTTGATATGGTTACGGCTCTTGAAGCCGAACTGTCGCAGAACGGCAAAAAGGGTGTGCGGATAGTTGCTGACGGAAATGTGACAACATTCTACTCTGAGAAGAATAAGGCAACATACACAAATTATATGATTTACGCAATGAATTTTGTCAATGCTCCGAGTGCATCCGCTGACGGCTTTATGGATATACCCGAGGGATTAGAGAGCGACATACCATTTAAGTAAAACATAGCCCCTACAAGCCGTTTTAAGCCGATTAAAACCGCAAAGGTATAAATCATCGTAAAAGTGATTAGAGGGGCGAGAAACGGCAGATAGAGGGGCAGAAAGGAGCAATAATGAATGAATTATTAAGCAAGTGCCCTTTTTGTGGGCAGACAGCAACTTTAACAAGGACAATAAAGACCGATATATGGAACGGTGATGAGCAGTCAAGCACATTTTCTATAAGGTGTACTGGGTGCGGTTGCGAAACGGAGTCATCGGTTGACAGTCAGGAAACAATCGATAAGTGGAACAGAAGAACTCCCGATGAATCCGTAATTGGTGAGATTCGCAAGTATTCAATAGACGGTGCGGATGATTCAACTTTCACACACTATGTACCTGTTGCGCACGGCGAAGAGCTGCATTTTTATGATAACTCCCCCGAGCAGGCAGCAAGCGATCTAACCGAGTTTTTTATTCGTGAAAGAATCGATAAGCAGAGGCAGGCAACTTTAGATTAGAGGTGCAAATGGACGAGTATTTTAAGTTTAAGTTAATTGATGAGATAGCCGGATATGTTGTCATAGCGGTTATCGGTATTGCCCTTATCGGATTAGCGGTTGCTGAGAAGATTAAGGACGCAAGACGGAAAAGGAGAGCTAATGAATCAAAGAAATGATACTTGTTATATCTGTGGGAATAAGCCTGTTGAATATCATCATTTATTCCCGCAAGTTTATCAATCAAACAACGATGTCATCCCTTTATGCCACACTTGCCACAAACTTATACATTTAGGCACGGGCAATAAGAACAGCACAAGTGAACTCACAAAAATTGGAATAAGAAGAGCTGCAACAAGAGTTATCTATACGATAGTTTGCGATGATTTAGTAAGGAGAACGAATGATAATACTTGAAGATACCCGACAGCAGACGGGCAAGCACGATGCGAAGCACGATTATTTTGAAAAACACGGCATCGAGATAAGGCGAACAAAACTGTATGTAGGTGACTATACGCTCCCGACAAATCAAAGCGTTTGCGTTGACACAAAAAAAGATATTCAGGAGCTTGTGTCAGACCTGATAACAGACCATAAGCGTTTCAGGGAAGAACTTATAAAGGCACAAGAGAGCGGAATACAACTGTTTATTCTTGTGGAGAACAAAGGCGGTTTAATCAGACCGACAAAGGATGTTTATAACAAGACTATCCGCAACCTTGACGAGCTGCACAGTTGGAAAAACCCGAGGTTGTTTATCCGCAAGGGTGGTAAACAGTTATACCCGAAGGCAACAAAGGGCATCCAGCTTCAGAAAATGTGCTACACGATGCAACAAAAATACGGCGTGCGGTTTATGTTTTGTGCGCCGGAAGAGAGCGGGCAGAGAATAATCGAACTTTTAACAAATGATGTAATTGAAGCAACGAACAACGATTGGTGCGAGTTTAAGTGGAAGGACAATGACAATGCGAAAAGATAGAGTGCTGACTGATGATGAGATAGTCGCAAAGTATAAACGAGATGCGATGAACGGACAGCCTGAACGATTATCAATACAAATAATGGCTGAGTTATGCGGCGGCTCTGCCAAAGAAATTATTGAGATACTCCGTAATCGCGGTATTGAGGTAGGCAATGTAGGACACAGAGGCAGACCAGCTAAATACTCCGAACTTACAAAGACAAGAGCACATCAGTTGTATGATAGGGGGTATAACGCGCATGAAATCGAAACGGAGATGAATTTATCAAGGGGGGTTGTGCGTCAATGGGTAAAGCGCGGACACTGGCACGCCACAAGACCTCCAAAGAAGAAACAATGAGGACAGAGGACATGAAACGAACTATGGCAATAGTATTTTTTATCGGAATGATAATAGCCTTTATAGGCGTTATATGCGTCCTGAAAGTACATAGGGCGTATGAATCTAAACTAAACGCATTAAACACCGAATATGAGGCACAGAAGGGCGATATCGAGTATCTGAGGGCGTCCCTCGGTGATGCGTATTCTGAAATAAACCACCTGAAAGACGAAACATACGAACAGCAAACAGAGATAGACTTGTTAACACACAAACTATCTGATGCGGAGCAAGAATTGTTAGAAGTGACTGAGGCTGAATACGTCACGGCATCCGAACTCGAGGAAGTGACAAACGCAACCGAGGAACTAATCAGCAACATACCACAAATGACATATCAGGGCGAGTATAAACTAACGGGATATGTGGCAACGGGCAATCCGTGCGCTAACGGCAACTATCCGACAGTGGGATATACGGTTGCAAGTAATTATTTTCCACTTGGCACAAAGCTATATATCGCCGGATTAGGTGTGCGAGTTGTTGAGGATAGAGGCGGGATGAGTAACGATGTTATAGACGTATTTATGAGTAGTGAGAGCGAGTGTTATGCAATTACAGGTAGCAGAAAGGTATGGGTGATTAAATGAGCGGAGGCAAATGGGATTATCGCGACAGCGGTGCGTGTGATGAAATCTTTGATATGTACCCTGATTACGGTAAAAGGGGGCATAGCCTTGCGAAGAAGGCACGCGAGAGAAATCCGTTTAAGGACGAAGATATATCAGAGCTTGTATGGGATGTGTTCTGCTTAATACATTCTGCCGATTATTGTTTCAGCGGTGATACGGGAGAAGAAGATTACGAAACTGATGTTGACTATTTCAAAAACAAGTGGCTGAGAGGTGAAAAGAAATGAACGCAATAGACATAGCAACAAATGAGCCTTCCGATTATGATTTTTTTATTCAGTTTGCAAAAGCTCGGCGTGTATTAGCGGTGAACAGGCTTGATGACTTTGATACACGGTTAAGCGGTGTTTTGATTGATTATTTTCCACACAAGACTCTGAGGGAGATTGCCTTCCTGATGTGGAGGATATATCAGCATATAGATATTTGCGATATTGAGGTGAAGTAATGGTTATAAGTAATGATGTTAAAGAGATAGACAATGTAAATCATCCTTCTCACTATGAATCAGGGCAGTTTGAGTGCATAGACGTAATGCTCGAAACACAGGGCGTTGAGGCGGTAAAGAGTTTTTGCGTATGCAACGCTTTTAAGTACCTTTACAGACACGAGAACAAGAACGGCACAGAGGATATAAAGAAGGCTATATGGTATCTTAACAAGTTTGTTGAACTTGAGGAAGGCGGCGAATGAAAAACTACGGCGTACCTTATAAGGGTAGTAAATCGAGAATTGCAAAACAGATTGTAGATTGTCTGCCGTATGCTGATAACTTTTACGATTTATTTGCCGGAGGTTGTGCGGTAACACACGCAGCTATGGAGAGTGGAAAGTATGACAACTTCGTTATAAACGATATAGACGGGCGAGGTTGTCAACTCTTCACGGACGCAATACAAGGCAAATGCCGAAATCGTACCGAGTGGATAAGCCGTGAGGAGTTTCACGATAAGAAGGCAACAGACCCGTTTATAGCTATCGTATGGAGTTTTAATAACGATATGAATACATATATTTACGGTGCTGAGATTGAGGAAGCAAAGCACGCACTCCATAAATACATTGTAGACAATGACAATAGCTATTTATCATCACTCGGTATCATTTTCGACAATTTCTGCCCTTATCCCGTTGAGCAAGTGCATAAAAGGCGGTTATGGACTGTTAAAGAGGTACAAGCACAACTGTTAAATCTAAAGCGTGTCGAGATGGAAAACCTTGAGAATTTTGACCGTGTAAATGGTCTTGAGGGGGGGCGGCTGCAAGAATTAGAGCGGTGTAATCACTTACAGCATCTCGAAAGCCTCCAACGGCTCGAAAGCCTCCAACGGCTCGAAAGCCTCCGAGGGGATTATCGAGAAGTGGAAATCAAGCCGAATAGCGTTGTTTATTGCGACATACCGTATAAGGGAACAAACACGGGCGGTTATGATGCGATTGATTACGAAGCCTTTTATGAGTGGGCTGAGAGCATCGCAAGTGATGATGTAAAGGTGTTTATATCTGAGTACGATATGCCCCGAGATAGGTTTGATATATTTACATATTTTGAACTTAGGCAACTATCGACAACTTACGGAGCGACAGAAAAAGTGAAAGAATACATATTTGAGCCGAAAGGACAGAAGGCTGAACGGCTCGGACAAATGACATTGTTTGATTTTATAGGAGTATAGCGAATGAAATGCCCTGAATGTGACGGCAAATTGATAGTGGTTGATACACGATTTAATGAGTTTATGTATGCGGTGCTCCGCAAGCGGAAATGTAACGGCTGCGGAGCGGTGTTTCATACCGTGGAAAAGCTGAACAGAAACGAGAGGAAGGAGAAAAAAGAAAAATGAAAGTTTATATATGCGGACGGATAACGGGTGTGCCTGATTATAAAGAACGGTTTAGGCGTGCGGAAATGTACTTGAAACTTAACGGCTACGAGGTTGTAAACCCCGTAACATACTGTGAGATGTGGTGCGATGACCTGAACGATTACGAGGACGTTATGAAGCATTGTTTAGAAGCTCTTAGCGAGTGTGATGCGATAGCTCCTATGAGTGCTTGGAGTATTAGCCGTGGAATGGGTATCGAGATTGAATACGCACAGAACAACGGCATAAAGATAATTGATGACCTGATGACGGCAGATTTGCCAAACAATGACGAAGTGGACGAGATAGCCGATGAGCACGAAAAGCCCGAGGAAATCGGACACTATATAAAGATTGCTAAAACTTATGCTGATGCGATTATAAAGGACAAAAAGATGTGGGAGTTGCGATACAATGACCGTGATTATCGTGAGGGGGAACTCTTAAAGTTTAGAGTGCTTGACGAGGACGGCTCACCGATGATGCATCCGATTGACGAGAAAACATTTCAAATTGAATACATAGTTGATATAAGCCGTGTAAGAGGTATGAGCGATAAAAAAGATTGGGTTGTGTTCACGATTAAAGAGGTTAAAAACATCCCGATATATGCGGTAAAAGTGCGGAATAGCTTTTTACACGATTATTCAGAGGGGAAACAAGGCGGTTATGTCCTTATGCGTGGGCTTGAAAACGCTATGAAGTTTACTGACCCTGATGAGGCTTGCAGAATTGCAAAGGAACTCGGCGGAGATTATCGTGAAACGAGGTTTTACACATATGAAACAGACTGAGGACGATAACAAACTCTATTTTTACACAGATGGCAAGCTGACGGAGATATATGACCCTGAAACAGGGGAAACAACGCTGACAGATGACGAAGTAAAGACCTTGCGACAGCGGATAGCCGACATAAAAGCGGAAATCAAGGCTCGGAGGGAACTTTATAAAATGTCAAGAAGCAATCGAAAATAGCCGACACTTGCGAAAAGCATCGGCTATGTGATACAATGATTATGTTGTTTGGTTGTGTAACAATTTTTCAATTTTCTCATTGTTTCATTGTTTCATGGCTTGGGCGGGGAGTTGTGACCCCGCCTTTTTGATTGCTTTTCGACAGAAAAGTAAAAATTTTTTGAAAAAATTTTTTCCTATAAAAAATCATGCTAAAAATTTTGATACCCCCCTATCTGAGAAAAAATAGGGGTGTTGAATCCACAACAAAAATTTTTCAACTTTTTTCTGATTTTGAGCCGGATTTTGCAACGATTTTTTCAAACTCGGGATTTTGGCTGATGCTCCTGTTGTGGTGCGGTGCGCCCTTTTCGGCATCCTGACCGGGCGGAGTTTGCTTGTAAGATTTGCACAATTACGGCGGGGCGGTGTTATCCTGAAATCCTGACCGCTTACGGCTTGCGCCTTGCGTGTTACTCTTAACAGTAGCATATATTTATAGCCTTGTAAACCCTTTACGCGCTTTTTACGGCTATTTTTTAGTTGTCAATGTGCATTTGGTAGGGTTTTACCCTTGCGCCCGTTCTCGTGGCTTGTAGGGGTTTTTAACGGGGCTATTATCCAAAGTTATATATAACTCTTATCATTCCGGCGGTGTGGTGTATATGCTCGACTAACTCGATATAGTGACCGCTTGCGACTGTGTTTATAAACTCCGAGATAATATGCTCCATTGTTTCTCCCTCCGTGGCTGCCGTGTCCGGCTGTGTTGTTTGTTGCTGTTTGTTGTGTGTTTCTTGTGGTTTCTGTGGTGTTTGTGGTGTCTTGTGCCCTTGTGGGCTTGCGTGCCCCTTGTGGGCGGTTTTCGGGTTACTGTGTGCCGCTGTGATTAGTAGTTGCGGCTTGTTTTTAATCTGTCGCGGGCATACCCTTTATTTATTCCGGCGGTACTATTCCGGCTGTGCCTTCTCTCGTCTGTGCATGACCTTCCCTCACTCCGGCGGCATAGGTTCTGTTTTTGGTCGGGCTTTCTGTGACCCGGGGCGTTCTCGTAGCTCCTACGGGGCTTCATCCGGTGCAATCCTTGTTTTAACGCCGTTGATTTGCTTATAATCGGCGTGGGCTGTTTCGTAGCCCTTACGGGTTAATCTGTTTTTGTTCGGGAGTGTACCCCTCCCGCTGTGGCGCGTCTTATAGTCTTGTAAATCGTTCTTAACTGCTCCCGCCTGACCCCTTGCGCCGTGGTGACGGGTAATGATTGCCGTTGTAGGTCATGAACCTGTGAAGCCTGAAAGCTTGCAACGGCTGCGGGCTGTGCCCGTGGTGCTATGCGTTGTAAACTCTTTCGAGTGTTTCGATGATTGATTCAAGTCGCTCCTTCTCCTCGTTCAATCTCTGAAGATAGTTTGCTTCTGTGATGGTTGCTCCTATGTTTCCGGCGGCGGCGTGTATCTTTATTTCCTCAAATCTGTTATTTATGAGATTGTTTACATGGGTTAATGTGTCGCGGTACTCGGTCAACTCCTTGTTTATTGTGGTTTTGATTGCGTTGTCATTCATGGCTTTAATCTCCTTTACTTGTATTATTTGCCTGTCATCATCAGAGCCGGGAGGCAATCCCACGGCTGACGCCCTTAAAAGGGCGTTTCGACTTATTAGCCGTTTATCTCTTCAAGAATCATCTTGTGCATCTCAACCGATAAATTAGCGGCGGCGGTGAATCTCTCTGTAACTGTGAATCTATAACCAAAATCGCGCTCATAAACCTTCGTAACTGATTCTGCGAGGTGATAAACCGCATCAATCGCCTTTTCTGCATCATATACTCCCTTTATAACTTTTCTCTTGAGGTTGTCATAGATAGCGTTATACTGGTTCTGACACCATAAATCAGACGAGTTACTCATCATCTCCTCAAGCTCTCTGCTCTCTACTGTGTTTTCAATTCTCATGCTCTTTGTTCTCTTCATTGTTTTGCCCTCCTAAATTTTAATTTGTGGTTTGTGTTGTTTGGTTTTTCTGAACTTCCCCGCCGTAGCTCGATAATTTTTCAGGTATCGCCTGTTTACCTATCCGGCGGTTGATTCTGTAACCGTTGTTTTATTGTAGTTACATATTATCATAAGTAAGACACTAACACAAGACGGAATATTGCACAAAAGTAAGGCACTAACACGGTAAATTTTAGCGGTTTTATTGTGCATATTGCATAAGGCACTAACAATTTATTGACTTATTCAATGTTAGATGGTAACATTATAATAATAAGAAAATAAGGAGGTGAAACAATGAGCGAAAAACAACCAAACAAGACAGCCGCTGAGCGTGTCGCAAAGTTTCACGCAACACATGACCGCATAAATATATCGGGGTTGCCTCTCGGAACTTGTGACCGCATCAGGGCGCACGGATTCACTTGTAATTCATTTGCGCGGGAGTTGGTACTTTCAAAGTTGGACGAACTCGACAGAATGAAACCAATTAAAAAGAATAATTAAAGCTCTGACCGCCTCGGGATATTCTCAGGGCGGTTTTTTCTGTGGTATTCAGGACGCAAAAAAGCCGGGGCGATTTGCTCCGGCTGTGTTTATTTATGCAAGTGCTGCTTGCGGTGTGGTCTTTACTTCTTCACTTCCGTACTTTTCACGGAGTTTATTCATGCTATAATGTCCGCGGCGTTTCTTGTTTCCGTTAGGGTTAAGATACCACGCTTTTTTGGACTTTGAAAACCAAAATCCGGCGGTTTTGAGCTGCTCCGAGTAGTTATATGTTGCGCCCGTCATCCATACCCACGAGCCGATTATCTCAATCGTTATATCTGTAAAGTGTATAAACGGGAGGATTATATCTGCGAACTGCTCCGCGGTTTCTGTTGTTTCCTTCTCGTATGCTTCGCCCTCGGCGGTTTCGTGTATGTTCTTGTATGTATTCCATGCGCGGCGGTACTCATTCATCATTATTTTGAACTCCTCAGCATCTCCGCCGTTGTCAGGGTGTAAAGCCTTCGCAAGCCTTGTAAACTCCTTCTTTACTTCCTCTGCCGTTGTGCAATTCTTAAAGTATCTATTCATTGTTTCGCCCTCCTTGATTGTTGTTTGTTGTGTTTCTGTGATTGCCCTTGTTGGATTTGCTCCCACGCCTTAAAGCGACAAGGGCGGAGATTATCTATTATTTACTCTTTTGTAATTATGGACGCTTTCAATGTCTGCGATTTTATTATTGTTGATGATATCAATCTGATATCTTGCGTAATGCTCGATGTTTCCGTGTGTGTCTGCGACTGCAATTTTACAAGCCTCTTCTCTTTTTGTTTTGGTTTTTCTCCACGATGCGCACATTTCTGCGGCTATGTTTCTACTTGTTATCATTTCAAGTAGTATCTCCATACCTTGTATCATTTCGGGCGTTATTTCGATTGCCTCTCCTGTTTCTCTGATGTACTTTGCCATAGTGTTTACCTCCTGTTTATGTGTTGTGTTTTGTTGTTTGCTATGGTTGTATAATAACACTTGTTAGACACTTACGCAATAGACAGAATACACAAATAATTAGACACTAACTTGTATAATTTGCACAACATTTTAGCCCTGATTTAATCGGGATAATATCAGGGTAAATTTATAAATAGCCCCGCAACCCCTTTAAAATCGTTTTTAAGACGCTTTAAGGGTTTAGACGATAAATTATACCTTTAAGCCGTTAAAATGGATTGTAGAGCCTCACAGACCCCTTAAAACGCGTTTTAATGCGTGGGTATGATGTGCGGTTGCTGTGATAAACTTCTTACGGCTGCACGCGGTCAATATATCCGACTATCAGGACGCAAGCGGAATAAATAGAGCCGTGGCGCGTTTCTCCGGTCAATTATGCCGTGATTGTCTTTATAAGACTATAAATAGCTTTATACGGTGTTTATAGCTTTTATATATAACCGTGTAGCATATAGATATAACACTTGTATATATAGCGCGGTGCGGTGTCCTTATGTCTGTTATAGTTTGTCAAGTGGTTTTGCTTGACAATGTGACTTTTTGTGACTTATAATCTCGTCAAGTGATTTTACTTGACAAGGAGGAAACATGGCACGCAAGCAAACAACGAAAACCGCAAAGAAAGAAGCTCCGCAGCTTGTAAAGGTTGCTGACACTTTCGAGATGCCTGCTGTCGCTGATACGGCTCTGCCGGATGCCTTATCGGGTGAGGTGGAAGATTCCGCAGTGCTATCCCTTGCCGATGTCCTTGAACTCGGACGCGGTCAAGATTTCACAATGTATCAGGATAATATATATAGCTCAATAGAACAGTATAAAACCCGCACGGGCTTAACCGATGAAGATATAACACAAGACAAAACAACACGCTTCGCCGGACTTCTCAACAGTATATATAAAGACCTTTTCAGTAATAGTAAATCCCATAAAGAACTTATAAATAATATTAACTTGTTAGATTATATGTATAACTGTTATATAGATTTATGCGCTATATATAGCAAACCCCCAGAAGTTAAAATGTTTTATAGTGCTATGTTAGGTCTTAATGCTGATACCGTTTCATCGTGGAAGTGTAATAGATACAAGAACTTTATATATATAAATATTAAAGAGAATAAAATAATAAATAACAGTATTATGTTAGTTAATAATAATAATATGGTTGAGGGTGTCGATTGGTGTAAGAAGGCAACCTCGGCATTCTCGGATTTAATCAAAAGATGGTATGATTTTTATGAGAGTTTTCTCAGGAGTGCCGGAACGGTCGAGGCTATATTCTTGTTAAAGAGTATGTATCACTATGTCGAAACAGTACCGCAAAGCATAGCGCAGCAGGAAGCTGACCGCATGACATTGAAACAGATTAAGAGTAAATATAGTTGACATAATATATAATTATACGGTGTTTATATCCCTTGTAAAGTTGCACAAAGCCGACAAACCGCGTAAATACAAGGGTTTCAAGGCTTTAAGGCTTGTAAGAATGTTTATAATTTATTCGTACAACTTAGGTTTCACGCATAAATATATAATGTGGTTGTGATTTACCGTCAAATTGCACAACAAATCACTGTTAGGGGTGGAGGGGTTGAGGTCTTTCGTCAGACCGCCTTGTTACCCCTCCAAACAACCGCAAGAACAAAAGGAGCTATATATAATACTTATACCACAATACATATAAGGAAATATATAACATTAGTGTAACTGTAAGAATAATAGGGTTTATGTAAAATAATGACACTGTGTATAGGGTATATATACACCTGATAGGTATATATTAACCAGAACAATACTGAGTAATTAAATCACTTTAGGACGCTAATATAAGGGATTAACTTAACCCATCACATAAGTTAGATATATCCCCTATATATAGTGAGTAAATATACAGTTAAACTTAGATAAGTGATACATATAATTGTTATATGGAGTTAGTAACCATATAGAACAGTATTAAATAATAGCGAGGAGCATCGGAATTATGGCTGAAGCAGTGATGATATTCCTGAATACGTTGTGTTTAGCACTAAACATTTTCTTTGGTGTCGGCGTGTATCTATGTGTGCCGGAAAACACATCAAAAAAAGCATTGGTGATAGTGATTACATACGCGGGGCTAAATATCGTGTGTGTGCTCCTGAACATATTAACATAGCTGTTAACTGTCAATCTTTATTGACTTTCTTATACCTCCAACATTGGCGCGTGATGGTGCAAGGTAGCACGGAGGCAATTCCCACCTCAAATGCCGGCATCGAAGCCGGCTCACGCCTCGTCCATCCCCATAGGACAGCACCTCTGTAAGAACATGCGAGCTGGTGGCTCTACCATCGTGGTATTCGCGTTCGATTCGTGAAGCATGTTTACAACATCTTTCCATACTTGATACTCCTTACATTTGATTCTCGGTGCGGTCACGATAGAGGTTCATAAGCCTTTATTACGCCGTTCAACTCGGTGTCGAGAATATATGATTACATTAGACACAAAAAACATATTAAACAAAATAGCAAAGGTAGTTAAACTCAAAGGGCTTGACTTAGAGAAGGCAAAAGACCTGTTAGATGCGGCTTATGCGGTGGCTGTCGAGGAAAAAGACCGCGATTACGCCTTAAAGGTTATTGATTACATCAAAGAGATAGCGACCTACACGATAAAAAAGACTGAGGATGAGGAGATAGCTTCACAGCTTGACAATTTTTTGCAATATACACTCCCTCGGAGCATGGCATATTGGGATTTTGATACATATCTGTTGTTTATCGAGCGAAAAAGACCGAAAACACGGCGATTTTACGAGCCGAGGCGAAAATGTCTGCTACGGAGTGGTGTTATTCAAGCTTTACAAGACCTTGAGGATGATAAACTTGACATTATCAGTATATCAATGCCTCCCGGAACAGGTAAAACCTCGATTGAAAAGTTTTTTGCAACATGGGTAATCGGGCGGCACATAGACGATTATTCGCTGTTTTACAGTCACTCAGACGATATAGTGCGGATGTTCTATGACGGCATTATGGAGATATGCACGGGTGCTGAGTATGGCTTTTTAGAAGTTTTCCCATATGCACGGCTCGAAAGCAAGGACGCAAAGCGCGAAATTATCAATTTTGGCGAGCATAAATCGTTTGCAAGTATTCAATGTTCCTCCGTTGGTGCGAAAAATGCCGGAAAAGTGCGTTGTAACCGCTATTTATACTGCGATGACCTTATCGGTAGCATAAACGAGGCACTAAACAAGCCGTATCTTGATAAATTGTGGAACACATACGGCACGGACGCAAGACAGCGAAAAATGGACGGTTGCAAAGAGATACACATTGCTACACGTTGGAGTGTTCACGATGTTATCGGACGGCTTCAAAAGATTTATGAGGGAGATAAACGCACACGGTTTATAGCAATTCCCGATATTGACGAACAGACGGGCAAAAGCAACTTTAAGTATGACAGAGAGGGCTTTACGGTAGCATTTTTTGAATCGCAGCAAGCCGTTATGGACGATATAACATATCGTTGCTTGTATAAACAGCAACCTGTCGAGCGTGAGGGTATTTTGGTACATGAGGACGATTTACGAACTTATGTAACGCTTCCTGAAGGCGAGCCTGATGCGGTACTGTCGGTTGTTGATACGAAAAATAAAGGCTCAGACTACTTCTTTCAGCCGATTATGTATCAATACGGCAAGGATTATTATTTTGTGGATTGCATCTGCTCCAACAGTGCGGACTACAACATACAATACGATATGTCGGCAAAGTACATAGTTGAACATAAAGTTAAAAAATGTCAGTTTGAGAGCAATTCAGGCGGTGACAGAGTAGCACTTGAAGTTTCAAAACGCGTTAAGGCTATGAATTGGGCTTGCAACATAACAACGAAGTTTACAACGCAGAACAAGGAAACGAAAATCATCGTCAATATGCCGTGGGTTTTGCAAAATGTCTTGTTTAAGGACAAAAGCCTATACAAGCCGAAATCCGATTACGGTGTGGCGATGAAGTATTTACTGAGTTATTCACAAAATGCAAAAAATGAACATGATGATGTGCCGGACGGCTTAACACAGTTTGCGTTATTTGTTGAAACGGGTATGCCCGTTGCGGTGCGTGTAGTGAATAGTCCGTTTTAGGAGGGGAAAATGAAATACACAATCAAACACAACGGCTCAAAGTGGGTTATAAACGCTTACGGGCAAAGCTCAATGTCTATATCAAAAGACGGTGCTGAGATTATGCACACGGCTAATAGAGCATTAAAAGGACTGACGAAAGAAAACCTAAAAGAATACCTAATGAATTTTATTGAGGGCTGGGAAGAGCGGGTGACGGAATAGCAATGACACAAGATGAGAAGATAGACCGTATAAACAAACTGAAATCGTACATAAAACAGTATGAACTTTTCTTGTTTTTTGTGAATGAGTTGTGGTATCCAACTTGTAAACATTTCAGGCTTGTTATCCCTAAAAGAAAAGTTACAAGATACGAAAAACTTATGTGTTTTGAAACTTCAAACTGCTGTGAATGGAAAAGAATTGAATTAGAGAACGGCACAGCCGAGAAAATCAAAAACCTGTTGCAAGACGAAATCAACCGCTTGCAAGCGGAATTAGATTCATATATAGGAGGACGATAAAATGACATATTTTGACCCGAACATTTATCATTACAAGTACCTGGAGAGAGAGGATAAAGAGTTTATCCGCGGTATGTGGGCGATGTTTGATGTAGTAGTCCGAAATCATCTGAAGTGCGATATTATGGACGAACTCCGCAAGCGAGGATGCTTTACAGGAATGACCGTTGATGAGTTTTTCGATGACTTAGAACAGAACGCATCAGAGGCGGCTCATAACTATATTGTGAGTGCGCTTGATAACTATGTCGGTGATGATATGGGCGAAGAGGAAAACAGATGCAATGCGATAGATAAGGCACAAGACGAACTCGGAGAGATACGCGACAACGATATCCTGTTTGCTTATGACGGTGACGAGATATGCAGCATCGAAGATGCGGGAACAGATATAAAGGGTAATACCGTAAAACCGTATATTGTAAGAATAGACAAGGAGTAAGAATGACCGCAAAAGAATATCTGTTAGAGATAAAGAGGCTTGACCGCGTGATAGCAGAAAGACGGATGCAAGCCGAGGAAATCAGTTATATTAGAGCACAAGACACAACGCGAGAGAAAGTTGATACCTCCCCGCGTGGTGATGCGCTTGAAAAGTTGGCGATAAAAGAACTGTCGATAGATGTTAACTCGGCTATTGATGACTATATGACGGTCAAGAATGTTATCATCGGACAGATAGAACGGCTCGGAAATGCTGTTTATCAAAACATACTGTATGATGTGTATGTTCACGGCATGAGGCTTGAAGAAGTGGCGGTGAAGGAGAATTATAGTCACGGCTATGTTAAAAATATGCACATAGTAGCTCTTAAAGCGTTTCAGTCACGCTATAAGAGAGAAATACAGGCATATTGTGACTTAATGTGACTTAATTTTAATAAAAATGCTTGACATTTCATAAAAGTTGTGACTTTTTCTTACCTTTTATTGTGTTATAGTGCAAAATAGGAATAAGTGTAAACTGAACGGCGAGATTTTATCCCGCCGTTTTTATTTTTAACCTATGTGTCAAGTAAAAATACTTGACAAGGAGATTGTATGTCTGATTCAAGTGCAACAATTACATACAATATGCCCGAACTGAGAGGGCGCAAGCGGATATATACCGATGCTGAGTACCTCGATGAGAGCAATATCCCGCAGTTAATGCCTGATTTTATGATGATACATATGCAAAATGTATCAAATATGCTCTATCTCATAAAGTTTGACAAGGGGTATCAGCCTTTAGTCCGTAAAAAGACGGTGCGGAGCGATATTAATATTGAATCCGTGGCAAACATAGCAAACGAGATAACAGAATTTAAGCTCGGCTATGTATGGGGGAATCCCGTTGCAAACGTGCAGAAATCGGACAGTTTACCGATAGGCAGTGATAAGAAGGCTGATAACACGGCTATATCGCAGCTTAATGATTTTTATTATGCGGAGCACTCCGAGAGCAAAGACCAAGAGTTAGCGCGGTTTGTTGAAATCTGCGGAATTGGTTATCAATACATAGATATAAAGCGTGATTATGTTGATGGTGATAGTCCGTTTGACCTTATCACACTTAATCCGTTGTTTACGTTCTGCGTGTATAGTTCAGATATAGGGCATCGCAAACTTGCGGCGGTAACATATACCGAGCGCAGAGATATGACACGCTTTTACACTGTTATAACACCTCATAGAGTTTACCGCTACGATACGGCATGGCATCTTGTTAATGGCAAATCAAACGGCACGCTTGACTATATCGAGGCGAAACGGAGCGGCGAAGTAAATCCGTTTGGGTGTGTCAATGTAGTTGAGTTTAATCGTTCTTGTGACCGTACAGGATGTTTTGAGCGACAGGTTAAAGAACTTAATGCCCTTAACGTGCTTGCGTCAGACCTATGCAACGATGTTGCACAGAATACTCAGGCTATTTGGTGGGGTAATGACATTGAACTCGGCACAGACGAGGACGGCAATGTTGAAGGTGTAAAGGGCGGTCAATGGATATTGACGCGTACAAACGGTGGAGGACAGAAGCCTGATATTAAATCTCTCACTCTTAGCTATGATTATACGGGTGTTATTGAGAATATAACTACCACACACGATTATATACTTGAGAGGGCATTTGTACCGAAGCAATCAGACCCCGGCGGTGGTAGTACGGGAACGGCAATGAGTATGTCGAGCGGTTGGCTTGCGGCTGAAATGGTGGCTTGCAAGGAAACAACCGTATTAAAGCAGAGTTTTCAGGAGAGAAACAAGTTAGCACTTATTGCTATAAAGAAAAGCCCCGACATATCTCAGGATTTAGAGGTGCTTAATCTTACGGCTAATGACATTGAAATACGTTTCCCTCGGCAGAAAACATTTGATATGGCAACGAAGGTTAATTCGCTTGCCACAATGCTTAATTCTATGGTTAATCCGAGGGTTGCTATGGAAACAGTCGATTTATTCCCTGATTTAGCGGAGGCGGTTGCGTCATCCATAGACAACATGGAAAAACTGCAAACAAAAATGCTGTCAGAGGATAAAGCCGAAGATAATGTCGAGGAAAAGACCGCAGAGGAATGGCTGACAGATACGGAGATACCTCTTACAACCGAGGTAAACGATGACCGCACGATGCAAGATAGCTCAGACCAAAATGCGAATAGTCCGGCATCTGACATATAAAGGCGGTGCGTTATGAACACTACACAGTATTTTGACGAGATGTATATAATGCAGACCGATAAGGACAGACGGACGGCTATGGCATCCGAAATGTCGGCACAGTTAAAAGAACGCTTTAACGATATACAGACGAGTGAAACAAAAGATATAACGGCTATTGAGGAAATCTTGATAGCCGTTTTTATATATATCCTGTTCAAGTATTTCAGTATTACAGACGATGTAAAGCCGTATGTACTCGGCTACACAAACAAGCTCGATATTGATAAAAACTCAAAACAGCTTGTCGATATAGTCAAGGGCAACCTCTATGACATATCCAACACAACGGCTGAACAGTTTGATAAGGCTTATACCTTCTCGGACGAAAGAGCCGATACAATCGCCGTAAATGAAACAAACATTCTCGTAAATACCGAAACACAGCAGATAGCTCTTGAAATGGGTTATACACATCATAAGTGGGTAACAATGGAGGATGAGCGCGTGCGAAAAACACACAAGCACGCCAACGGACAGATAAAACCGATAAACAAGCCCTTTACGGTTGGCAAATACAAGCTTATGTACCCGATGGACGAATCACTCGGAGCGGGCGCAGAGGAAATTGTTAATTGCCGCTGTGTTGAGGTTTTCTTGAATGAAAATGATGTGTCAAGTGAAAATACTTGACACGCTTTTTATATATGGGCAGAGAAGCCCTTAATCGCACATACACAGGCAGAGAAGCCTTAAATCGCAGAAAGGAAGGTATCACCATGTCAGATACGAACACAGAGAACACACAGACATCCGAGGCAACCGCAACAACCGAAGCAAAGACACAGCCCACGGCTGAAGCAAAGACCGAGGAAAAGGTATCAATCGAAGAGCAGAATCAGCAGCTCCGCATCGAACTTGCAAAGCTCAAGAAGTCAGTTGATAAGGCATCATCCGAAGCGGCTTCTTATAAGAAACAGCTCAGAGCAAAGCAGAGCGAGGACGAGATTGCGGCACAGGAAAAGGCTGAGAAGGAAGCCGAGCGACAGGCTGAGCTTGAATCACTCAAGAAGGAAAACACAGTCAATAAGCTTGTTAAGAACTTCATAAAACTCGGATATACCGAGGAAATGGCTGAGAAGGCTGCGGAGGCTCAGTACGATAACGATACCGAGGAAATATTCAGAATACAGAGCGAACATCAGGCACTAATGCTCAAGCAGAAGGAAGCTGAATGGATTAAGTCAAGACCGAGCATTGCAAGCGGTAGCGGCGAAGATGCAGAAGGCATAGACCCCGGCATTGCGGCATTTAAGTCTGTATTCGGTATGAAGTAAAAATTTATTACAAGGAGGACAAACAAATGTCAATGACATACGCAGAGAAGTATTCGCCTTTTGTTGATGAGGCATTTGCGCTCGGCTCTCTTACCGATGCGCTTTTTGGAAACGCTTATGATTTTATCGGCGTTGAAACTGTAAAGGTATTCTCATACCCGACAGCTACAATGAACGATTACAAGACCACGGGAACAGACAGATACGGCACTCCCGAGGATTTAGCTAATGAAGTACAGGAGATGAAGCTCTCTAAGGATAGAGCATTTACTGTTATCGTTGATAAGAAGGACAACACCGACACTGAGTTTACGGCTGACGGCGCAATCGTTCTTGCAAGACAGGTTAGAGATGTAATCATTCCCGAGGTTGATACATACAGAATCAACTCACTTGTATCAGCAGCTCAGGAAGCAAACATCATCACGGGTACGGTATCGAAGGATAATGCTTATGAGCTTTTCCTCACCGCACAGGCAGCCGTATCAGATGCAAAGACACCTATCGGCGGTAGAGTGGCAATCATCACTCCGGCATTTTATAGCTACATCAAGCTTGACCCGTCCTTTACAAAGTACGGTGATAAGGCAACGGATATCGCTCTTAACGGTCAGGTTGGTTGGATTGACAGTGTACCTATCATCGTTGCTCCTAAGACCTACTTCCCTGACGGTGTATCGGTTGTTATCACACATCCCGAGGCTGGTGTTTCACCTATTAAGCTTGCAGAGTACAAGGTACACGATGATGCTCCCGGCATCTCAGGCTGGCTTGTTGAAGGTCGTGTAAGATACGATGCGTTTGTACTTAACAAGAAGGTTGGAGCAATCGGTGTTGTAAAGGCATCTGCATAATTGCGGAGGTGAGCAACCATGAAGATACTCACTAAAGGCAAGGTAACTATGAATGTAGACGATGCATTTGTAGATAAGTACAAGGCTAACGGTTGGAGCGAAACCGCAAAGACCGAGCCGAAGGTTGAGGCTACACATACGGCGGAGGTTAAGACTGAAGCCGTTGAGCCTACAACCGAGGCGAAGCCGAGAAAGTACAGAAAGGCAAAGTAATAATGGCTGATGACAAGACAAAAACGGCGGTTATCGAGGGATTAGATACCGTGATAACTGAAGTAAAAGAACTTGTCGAGGCATACGGTGTCACGCCAACTGCATTATCAATCGCAACGGCAATCGAGATGTTTATTGATATAAGGAATTATCCGAGTAGTTATACAGATGCTATGAAGATTACAGACCTCGGAAATCATATAAACAAAATCGCAATGGCTGTTGTTGAGATAGGACAGAAAGAAGGCATGGAGAATGAAACTGCACACAGCGAGAACGGATATTCATTATCGTTTTCAGAAAGACCGCTTGCATATAAGACGGTTGTGTGCATAGCTAACGTAATCTAAAAGCGGTGTATCGCACGCATAGGATTACGGCATGGCGTGGTGCTTATGCGTAGGGCAAGGGTGGATGTTTTATGCGACAGATTACAAAGAGAAATGCAAAATCGTTAATGCAAACCATGTACTACGCATTATACGAAGGTAAGACACTTGATACTGAGGAGCTTGAAAGCACGATAAGTTATAGCGAGCCTGTATCGTTTGAGGGTTGTTTGAATGCCGGAAACGCAAGCGCGGACGAACAACCATTCGGAACAGATGTAAAGTATGACCGAATAATCACAACGAGGGATATTGACATACCTATTGACGAGCATTCGCTTATATGGGTTGATGCTGATACCACAAGCGAGCATGACTATATCGTTGCTGCGCCTCCTCTTAAAAGCATAAACGCGGTGCGTATTGCTATACGAAGGGTTGTGGACGATGAATGAAAAATATTTCAGTACCGTTTACAGTCAAGGGCATAGAAGATGCAATACGGCAAGTTGAGGAATATCGGAACGAGCTAAATCGTAAAGTTGAAATCTATTGTGAAAGATTAGCTCTTGCGGGAGAGATTGTCGCAAGAGCAAGAATCGGGCAAAGTGCATACGGCAATATGATTACACTTCAAAGCACTCACACGGCAACGGAAATGGGCGCACAGGCTATCCTGATTGCATCCGGCACAGTTGTTGAGAGTGCGACAGGCGAAGATGTAAACACGCTTTTAATGGTTGAGTTTGGAGCAGGTATCAGATACAACGCAACGGCGAATCCAAAAGCGGCTGAGTTTGGTATGGGTGTTGGTACATTTCCCGGACAGACACACGCATTTGACCCGAACGGTTGGTATTACAAAGACGAAAACGGCGAATGGCATCATAGTTACGGTGTAAGAGCAACAATGCCTATGTATCAAGCATCGCAAGAAATCATACAAAGATATATGGAGATTGCAAGAGAGGTATTCGGCTGATGTTGTCAGTTAGAACGAAAGTAAACAAGACGCTTTATGACGGCTTGATTGCTGATTTTCCAAAACTAAATATGACAAGTGTTAGTCAGATAGTGCCGACACAGTTTCCAACACTTAATGTTAATTCACTCGGAGAAATACAGACTGCGGATGACCTCGAAATGACCGAGCAAAACGCGATATATTCAACGATTGAATTAAAAGCATATAGCAACACTAAACTGAGTGAAGCACGAAACATACTTGATAAGGCGGGCGATATTATGTTGTCAATGCATTATCAGTTAACTATGGGAGTTGAAGTTTTGCAAGATTCAGCCCCTTTTTGTGTTGTGGCTCGGTTTAGGCGTTTTATCGGTAGTAACGATAGTATTTTTGATTAAAACAAGGAGGAATTTAAAATGGCAGTTTCAACCATAGGAACAGTGCTCAAGTTTGGCACAAGTACAGACAGCCTCACAAAGCTGACAAGAATTAAGAGCTATCCTGACCTTCTCGGCGCACCTGATACCATAGAGGTAACAGACCTTGAAGATGAGCAGCAGACATTTGTACCCGGTGTTAGAAGCTCCGATAATATGGAGTTTACCGCAAACTATACTCTTGAAGAGTACACAGCACTTGCGGCAAACGAGGGAACAGACGGATATTTTCAGGTTGAGTTTGGAGAGGACGGCAAGGACGGCATTTTTAGGTGGAAGGGTGTTTACTATGTTACCATCAATGCGGGTGATGTAAATGCAGCTCGTGAGATGACAATAGTTGTTACACCTTCTTCAAAGCCTGAACTTGTATCAAGCTCAAGCTCTTCTGATTCAGACGGCTAATCTATAATAGCAACATTCAACGGGGCGTGTCTTAACGGATGCGCCCTTATTTTTGTATAACAAAAAGGAGAAGTAAACCATGCTAACACTTCACATAAACGATAAAGATTATCACATTGAATTTACATTTGAGGCGGCACTCTCAGATTGTGTCAATAAGGCGTTTGATATATTCAGCGGTGCAAATCAGATAAGGGCTTTACAGTCGGTTGTATCGAAGGGCAAATCTGAGGATAGCGAGGAAGCACAGATGGCTCTGATTGACAACCTTATATCCGATGTTTGCGCAACGGGTAGAGATGCGGTTGAGTTTCTTTATTACGGACTTATGGAGCATCACGGCATAGACGGTGACGAAACACAGGACATAACCTCGTTTGAGGATGCAAGAAGGCTTTATAAGGCGTTCTGCAAGCAGAATCCCGATGACACACTTACAGCTCCTGTTGAGCTTTTTAAGGCACTCAGAAACGAGATGGAGGAGGGCGGTTTTTTCAACCGTATCGGTCTGACGGAGTTTCTCGAAAGTCAGGAGCAGACAACGGAGAAGATAGTCAAGACACAAGACCACAAGAAGAGTACAAAGACCTCAAAGAAATAATACTGAAAAACATTTTGCCAAACGCACTTGCAATCGGAATTGACTATAAATTGTTTTGGCATCTTAATCCTACAAAACTAAAGCCGTTTAGAGAAGCATACAAGATACAAACACGGCTACACCGTGAGGAGCTTGAGGCATTAGCATACGGCATCGGGGTTTATACGGCTCGGGCGGTGGCTCTTATCGGTGGCAAATCAAAGTTTCCTGATAAGCCCCTCGGTTTCTTTGGTACTGAGGAATTAAAGAACGAAGGACAACAGGGATTTACGGATGCAGAGAAATTTAATATGTGGGCGATGCAATACGGCAAATCTCACAACGAACTAACAAAAAGCGGTTGGGATAACTGACGCACTACAAGGCGATTTAAGGCGATTTAGACCGTTTATGTATATTTCCTCGATAAAATGATTACAAGGGCTTAAAACGGCAAATAGGACGGTTAGAGAGGGTTTTATTTATGGCAACAGATATAGATGCATTACAAATACGAATAAATGCAAGCGCGGCGGGTGCAAATAAGCAGCTCGATAAACTTACAAGCAATCTAAGTGCGCTTAAAGCCTCCCTCTCGGGCATTTCTGCGGGTAGTGGAGATTTAACAAAGTTATCAGCATCACTCGGCACGTTTGCGAGTGCGATGACAAAACTAAATTCAAGCGCAAACAAGACTGCGGATTATACAAGGCTGACAAAGAACCTTAATTCGCTCGGCAATATTGATGTTAGCAAAGTAAACACATTTGCAAGACAGCTCGAAGTGGCGGCAAAACATCTTAGCAGCTTATCGTCACTTAATAGCTCCGTACAACCTATGACGGAACTTGCATCTGCTATGGGTAGCCTTGGAAGTGCTAAAGTATCGAAAGCAACCGAGCAGATACCGAAACTTACATCAGCACTTAATGATATGCTCAACACTCTGTCACGCGCTCCGCAAGTATCACAAGGCACGATTGACCTCGTAAATGCTATATCAAACCTTGCATCGCAAGGCTCGAAGGTAAAGAGTGCGACAGAGGCTATGTCAAGCGCGGGCGCATCGAATCTGTCGAGCACACTAAAAAGCGGTGTATCGGAAGCACTTAGCAAGACAGGAACGAACTTAAAGAAATTTGGCTCAAGCCTTAAAAACACTTTTAACTCGATAAGAGGCGGTGTAGCAAAGGTAAAGAGCTTCAATCTGTCTTTACAGAGTTTAGCCGTAACTGTCGGTAAACTCACGGCGGCTCTGTGGATTGTGCGGCGCGCTTTTAGTGCTATCGGCGGTGCTTACGAACAGGCAACGGACTTTATCGAAACGGCTCACTATTGGGGCGCGACACTTGAAACCGTACAGGAATCATGGAAGGGCGATTATGAGCGGTGGGGAGCGGATAACGCCGAGGCGTACGCTGAGAGTTTTGCAAGAGAATTACAAGACCTCACAAAAGATATGACAGGTTACTCCTTTGATGTAGAAGGTAATTTGAATTATGACGGTGGGGGGTTAGGACTTGACATTGACGCAACAGCCGATTATCAGGCATCTGTGTTAGCTCTTGCAAATTCAATTGGCTTGTGCGGTGAATCAGCCGTAAATATGGCTCGTGGACTGTCGATGATAGCTGCGGACGCATCATCCTTCCGTAATGTTGACCTCGAAACGGCTATGCAAAGCCTGTATTCAGGTATGATAGGACAGTCAAGGGCATTGTATAAATACGGTATTGATATCACTCAGGCGGGATTAGCGGAAACGGCTCTTGCATACGGTATTGACAAATCCGTGGCATCTATGACGCAAGCCGAGAAGGCGCAGCTCAGATACCTTGCAATACTTGAAGGCTTTAAGAATCAGGGTGCGTGGGCAGACCTTGCGGCAACAATAAATACTCCGGCAAATCAGCTTAGAGTTTTACAACAGAGATTTAAGAACTTGGCAACAACTATTGGTAGCCTTGTGCTCCCTATTGTTGCTAAAGTTTTGCCCTATGTCAATGCGCTTGTATCGGCTTTACAGGAACTTGTATCATGGCTTGCGGGTATTCTTGGCATAGACATGAGTGAGTTTTCAGTTGGTGGTAGTGCGGTTGATAGTTACGCGGACGGCATCGAAGATGCGGTTGACGCAACGGATGACCTCACAGACGCAACAGGCAAGGCAACAGATGCGGCTGAGAAGTACAAAGCAACCATAATGGGCTATGACGAGCTTAATGTTATGAATGAGCCTGATGAGGACAGTGGCTCAAGCGGTGGCAGTTCAGGTGTTGGTGGCTCGGGTGATTTAATAGACCTGTCGGCAGAGATAGCAGACCTCACAGAGCAATTACAGGCGGCATGGGATGCTCAAATGAAGGAAACAGAGGACTTATTAGCCGAGTTTAAACAGCTTGTTATTGACGCTTTTAAAAGCGGCGATTGGAAGCCTGTCGGCACTTGGATAAGTGAAGGCTTGACAGATGCTCTTAACAGTATCCCGTGGGCTAATGTATTTCAAGCAGCATCTACTTTTGGCACAGGACTCGCAACATTTCTGAACGGACTTATAACCCCTGATTTATTTAATGCAGTCGGTAAAACCATCGCTAATAAGTGGAATACGGTTATATACACAGCCCTTGCATTTGGTGAGGAGTTTGAATGGAATAACCTCGGGAACAGCATCGCAGCAGGTATCAATGGTTACTTTTTGACATATGATTTCATGGCACTTAGTAACACGTTATCAACATGGTTAAACGGTATTTTTGAAACATTAAAGACACTTGCTAATAATATCAAGTGGGGTGAAATTGCAACAAAGATATCAACATCATTTACAATGTTTTTCCAAACCACAAAATGGGATGATATCGGCGAAACCATAGCAATTTGGGCTAACAAACTAATTGAGGCTATTAGCACATTCTTTGGTAAAGAAACATTTGGCGCAACACCTCTTAAAAGTGTAGTCACTGCGATAGCCGATATGATAGCTGGATTTTTTAATACCTTTGATTGGAACGATGCTGCGGAGGCTTTCAACAAGTTTGCAAGTGATTTCTGGGGGGCTTTAAAATCAGCACTGGATGTATTCTTTAAAAACCATACGCTTGCAGATATATTGACAGGTTTGTTTGATTTCGCATCAGGACTTGATATAGGCTCTATATCACTTATCGCAACGGCAGTGACTATATCACTCGTGAATACATCAATATCCATTGTCGGAGGCATTGCAAAAAGTGTTATTGTAGAGGCTATATCGGGTAAGATAGCAAGTGCTCTCACAAGCGGAAACATAACCGCCTCTTTTTCGAGTGCATCGGGCTTGCTATTGAAATTTGCGGGTAAATTAGCCCTTGTGATAGCATCGTTTACTATCGGCTGGAAAATCGGAAACTTCCTTGCTGAAAAAGCCTCCGGCGAAGATATCGATATGGGTATTACGGAGCAGATAAAAGAAATCATAAACGGTTTCTTTGGTGAAAATAAGGTTGAATTTGACTTAATGGATTTTATCGAGTTTTCGTTTGGTGAGGATGGCTTCTATAAGGAGTGGAACGATTTTTGGGGCGATATCGGAGAGTGGGTATATAACTACTATCACGATGAGTTTGGCAACAATATTCTTCTCGGACTTTTTGAAGGCTTGAAAGATAAAATCGATGATTATTACGATTGGGTCGCAGATATCATTGAAAAGATTGTAAATTGGTTTAAGGAACTTTTGGGTATCCACAGTCCTTCAACTGTATTTAAGGAGATAGGCGAAAACCTTATACTGGGGCTTATAAACGGTATTAAATCTAAATTCAAGAGTATTAAGAAGCAATGGCAGAAGGTAAAAGGACTTTTTGATGACATAAAAGCAAAGATAACCGCGGTTATAACAACAAAAGTGTCGGAAATAAAGAGCAAATGGAAACTGCTTACTAAAAATATTGAGGACAAAGTTGTTGAGATTAAGGCTCAGATAAAACAGAAGTGGAGTGACCTTAAATCTAAGTGGGGCAACCTTACAGAAAATATCAAAGATGTTACAGCTGAGTTTAAGGCTAAAATAGGTACGAAGTGGAGTGATATTAAAGCCTCTTGGGAGGGTCTTAAATCAAATATCAAAGATGTTACAGCCGAGTTTAAGGCTAAAATAGATACGAAGTGGGGCGACCTGTCGAATACGTGGAACAGTCTAAAAGGAAATATAAAGGATGTGACAGCGACCTTTAAGGCAAAGGTCGGCACTACATGGAATGATATAAAAGGGAGCTATCAAACACTCGCTAATAACTTTAAAGACAAAACAGCAACTTTTAGAGCTAAAGTAGGTACTGTATGGGCTAACATAAAGGGAAGTTACCAAACACTCGCTAATAACTTTAAAGACAAAACAGCAACTTTTAGAGCTAAAGTAGGTACTGTATGGGCTAACATAAGTGGTGCATACCAAAACCTTGCAAATAATTTCAGAGATAAGACGGCAACATTCAGAACTGTAGTCGGTACTGTTTGGAGTAATATTAGCTCGAGATATTATACATTGGCTAATAACTTCCGAGATAAGACGGCAAATTTTAGGGTATCTGTCGGCACGGTTTGGAATAACATCCGAGGCGCGTATGAAAATCTAAGAAATCACTTTGCTGATAAGACGGCAACCTTTAGAGTTGCGATATCAGCCGTTGCTTCAGAAGCGTATAACACCATTAGATACAAAATAAACAATTTTAAACAGGCTCATCCTAAATTAGCAAGTTTCCTCCCGACACTTCCCGCACTTGCGACAGGTGGTTTCCCTGAAGATGGTTTGTTTATGGCTAATCACGGAGAGCTTGTCGGTAAGTTTAGCAACGGTAAGACAGCCGTTGCAAACAACGCACAGATTGTTGAAGGTATCAAATACGGCGTTACGGAGGCTATGATGAATGTTTACATGGCAACATCAGGCGGTAGTAACACGGCAAGAAATGAAGATAACAGACCCGTTGTACTGCAAATGGACGGAAAGACAATCGCCCGTACAACGTGGGGCAATCTTAAAGAAATGTCTGCTATGGGGCAGATAGAGTTAGCATTTTAAAACTATGAGGGGTTGAGGCATCAGCCCCTCTTTTTATGAGGTGGTTTAATGAGCAGAAAAACAGCAACAAGCACATCAGTTATATACACTGTTGATGGTGTGGCTTGTATAGTGCCTTCTTCATGTGAATATCAGCTTTTTGATAACTCCGCTCCGGGTGCGGGGCGTGTGCTTGACGGTAACGATACGATGTATAAATCGCGCTCGTCACAGAAACGAAAATTATTGCTTGAATGGTGGGGCGTTACTCCGGCTGAAATCAGTACGCTTTTACAGATGTTCAATCCTGAATACATAACTGTTGTATATTGGGATGCTCTGACGAACACGAAACGGTCAGGACAGTTTTATGTAGGTGATAGAAGTGCGCCTGTCAAGGTATGGACGGTAGGACAGAAACGATATAGCAAAGTAAGTTTTGACATAATAGAGAGGTAAATATGCTTAGTGCATCAGACTTATTCAAAACAGATATAGCCGATAATAACTCGGTATGGCTCGAAGCAACCTTGACGCTTGCTGACGGTACAGAAATGAATCTCACGGGTGCAGACTTCTTTGACGCGAAATTTACACAAGCATCATCCGCGGGCGGTCAGTTGCAACTCGGAGCTTGTATTGTAGGTACGTTTGAAGCATCGCTGAACAACACCGAGGGCAAATTTAACGATATAACACTTGAAGATGCGGTGATTGAGCCGACAGTTTACAAGTTATTATCAGACGGAACAACGGAAGGCATCGCAAAGGGCGAGTATTATCTTGAAAAGCCGAACAGTATCGGCTCTACTCTTAGCATAGTCGGAAATGATGTTATGAGCCGTTTACTCGGCACTTATAAGGCATCGCTTGTTAGTGCTACATCGCTGACGGTTGCAACATTTGTGAAGGATATTCTCACGGCTTGCGGACTTGAAACAGATGATGACCTGACAACATTTAACAACCACGATGTTGAAATATATGTTGGTGGCATCACCGATGAAAGTGTAACAATCAATACGGTATTAGCCGAGGCACTTGCGATAATGAACGTGTTTGCGCTTGCGACACAGGATGGCAAGGTAAAATTCCGTTGGTATGATGATAGCTCCGTTGAAAGTATATCAGCCGTGTTTAATTCTACTCTCGGCACAGAGAGTATCGAAATCACGGGTGTTTGCGTTATCGGTGACAGTACAACGATGACAACAAAAGGCTCGGACGGATATGTTATAGATTTATCAAACAGATTTATAACTATATCAAACTATGAAGCGATAGCCGAGGGGATGAACGAGGATATAATCGGCTTAAAATTCAGGAATTGTTCTGCAACGGTTTATGGCAATCCTTTATACGAAGCGGGCGATTGCGTGAGTATAAACGGCACTCAGACCTTTATAACACGGCTTGAATACGCTGTGAACGGCAATAGCACGTTGTCAACCGAGCTTAATACATACGCACAGCAGACCGAAGCACACGCAAATAATGTAAAGAATATATACACATCTGACGCAGTTGAAAGTGCGAAGGCAAGCACGGCACACTTTATATGGGATAGTGAAACACAAGCCGCATATGTGTCAACGGATGACCATAAAATCAACGGTGAGCAAAATATCAAAATCGGTACAAATGCTCTTGAAGTCCGTGAGGGTAAAACAAGCGTTGCATCATTTAACGGTGAAACAACGCGCATCGGACAGGAAGCCTACTCTCATACAGAGATAACACAGCAATTCCTAAAGACTTTGGCTTATGATGGTATATGTTACTTTAAAATTGGAACTCTTAACAATGTTGATGGAACGCCAACAATCCGAACCTATGAGGCTATTGGAGATGGAAGCACAAAAAAATACACTGTTAGCAATGAAGTTTATATGTCCTCATATTATCCAACAACCGTTACAGTTGACGGAGAAGAGGTGACATATACATTAACTAACAAAACTTTTACATTAAATTCAACTCCAACGAGAGGAGCATCAATAATTATTACATATTATACAACAGATTTGCTGTTTTCAAGCACTGAGGGAAAGCGTGTCGGTGACGAAGGGAATTTCTCTCATGCGGAAGGAGACAGTACAACAGCATCGGGGTATACTTCTCACGCGGAAGGATGCTATACAATCGCATCGGGGTATAATTCTCATGCGGAAGGATGCTATACAATCGCATCGGGGTATACTTCTCATGCGGAAGGGTCATCAACAACAGCATCGGAGCGTAATTCTCATGCGGAAGGAGACAGTACAACAGCATCGGGGTATAATTCTCACGCGGAAGGAGACAGTACAACAGCATTGGGGTATACTTCTCATGCGGAAGGAGACAGTACAACAGCATCGGGGTATGCTTCTCATGCGGAAGGATACTATACAATCGCATCGGGAATGTGGCAACATGTACAAGGCAAATACAACATTGAAAATTCGTCACCCATTTATGCCCACATAGTCGGCAACGGCTCAGGCGATGACAACCGCTCAAATGCTCACACGCTCGATTGGAGCGGTAATGCATGGTATGCCGGATATTTGACAGCGGATGAGGGTTTAATAATGTCAGATGCAACGATTAGTGTACTTGCGAAGTACGGCTTTGACAGTAGTACAACGTATAGCTAATTCGGTTTGATGTGCGATTTTGCACATGAAATCGGATGAAATCGTCAAAAATGGCACTTTTAATCAATTTCAGCATTAAAATTAGAGGTGAAAGGAGATTTAAATGGCTAAATTTACTATAAATGGGGGGGGTAACACGTTACCTCCGAGATATGCTCTCGGGTGTACGGCATGAATTTAAAGAGTACAGAGAACGCTCTCAGATGGCTTGCCGGTCGGACAAAGTTTGTAACAGTAATAGCATATCAATTGATAGAAACCACGAACTCAAAAGGGGATATCAGTATAGATTTGACCAAAGATGGCTACACTCCGATATGCGTTGCTGGATATTCGTTTTCTCACACCTACTACATACCAACAAACATTGTGATAAACACATCTACAAACAAACTCGAAGGCACAATACGGCGATTCGATACATCAACCGCAAGCGAAACCGTACACTTCTACCCTCGTATCCTTTATCAGAAAAACTGATAGATTGGAGGTGCTCCTATGAATACTAAGAGCACCGAGAATGCGCTGAGGTGGTTGGCAAGCCTTATTACATCTGTCAAGAACAGCTTATCTAAATATCTGCCGCTTGCTGGCGGCACTATGACCGGAGATATTATCGAACAAAGCAGATTTGTCAAGCAGCGTACCGACGTGACCAAGGGAACGACGCCATCATCAACTAAGTATTGGGCTATGTACAATTGTGACAAGAACGGCACGACATGGGCTACAAATAGTATAGGCATTTTTGAAACAAAATTAGATTCAAATAACAATGTTAATACATATATAGGAGCGTGTCAGAATGTGGCTGGCTCATCGAATAAAGCGGATATAGGAGTTGTTTATAACAGCGATGGCTCAACTTATGGTTATGCTCCTACTCCTTCCAGTGCGACGGACAGTAGTACAAAGATAGCGACCACAGCATGGACATATGGAATGCTGAAGCAGTTTGTGTTTGGACAACAGATTACTTCGGGTAACTCATATTCATTTTCATACAGGGGTAGAGGTGTATGCTTTATAGTAATGTTAAGAGGAAGTAACTACGGCATTTATGCTTGCGATAACTGGTCTGGAGTAGCGGCAGTTCATTCGATAGGTAATGTTACCGTAACTTGTTCTGGCTTGAATGTAACCATCAAGAACAGTTCGAGTGTGGCACTATCAATGCTTATATTTATACCGCCGACATATACGTCATAAGGACACTCAAATGAAACTAAAGGTGCTAAACAATGAAATGACTATACAACTTATGAATCAGAGAGAGGACTACATCCTCGAGTTTAGATTCGACAGAAACAATCAGAAAGCTGACATCTATCATGTCACAGAGCATTACACGAACAAGACTGAGGAGCATATAAGCACCGTCACACAGCCGTTTGCGGTCATGCAGTCCTATGTGGATGATGGATGGCAGCCGATGTATATTTTAACCA